TCAAAGGCCGTTATGCTACTGTAGATGTTCGGAAGCCGCCTGTATTCGTCGCTGAACTCTTTGACGGAACCGCTGAGGCTCAGGATTCCAAGGAAAGCAAGGTTCCCGTTACCCTGGACCGGCTTGCTAGCGTAGACGTAGCCATCGAAAGCAAAGAGATGCCTTTGATCGATTTCATGCGAGACGTAGGAAATTCCGCTGTCGCTGCTATCGCTGAGAAGGTGGACGCTGACCTGGCTGCCCTAGCTCTGGACGTTCCTTATAGCTCTGGATCCGCAGGAACCGCGCCTTCCGCGCTTTCCGACATTGCCGAACCGGTACGGCTGCTTAATGTCCGTAAGGCTCCTATAGGTGACCGCTTCGGCGTGGTAGACCCTGAGGCTCATGCTGAATTGATCCAGATTGAAAACCTCTCAAAGGTCAATGAGGCTGGGATGAGTGGTACGCTTCGCGAAGCATCGCTAGGAAGGATATTTGGCTTGGATTTATTCATGAACCAGAACATCCTGGAACATACTGCGGGTGACTTCGCCGCCGCCGCTGCCCTTTCCGGAGCATCCGGAGCCATTACGGGAACTATCGCTTCCGGTGGGGCTTCCAAGACCGCCCTAAAAGGTGACATTTTCACCATTGCCGATACTGCGGGCGAATATGTGGTAACCGAGGATTGTGACACCGATTCCGAAGGGGATGGGGTTTTGAAGTTCTATCCTGCTCTTCCTGCTTTGGTGAGTGGCAAGGTCATTACTTTTGTGGCAAGCCATACCGCGAACCTGGTTTTCCAGCGGAACGCCTTCTGTTTAGTGACCCGTCCCCTAGCGCCTGCCCAGGGAGCAGATTCCAGCACCCTGACCTTTGAAGGCCTTCCCCTTCGGGTAACCTTCTCTTGGGACCATGATACTAAACAGCAACGGGTAGCCTTCGATCTCCTGTATGGAGTGAAAACGTTATACCCTGAGCTTGCTGTACGCATGCTTGGATAATATAGGCCAGGGGTTCATCCATAGCCCCCTCTTCACCGTCCCCGGCGGGGCCGAATAAATCCGGGGTTTTTTTATGATATGCTTAAAGAATTACGTGATACGGAGACAAAAAAACGTTTTCTCAAACAATTGGCTGTATCGGCCAGCGCAACGGAAGAACTATATGAAAATGTATTCTCTCACCTGGATGACCTTCCCAAAGGCCTAAAAAAGCGCATAAAAGCCCTAGAACAGGGCCTTCAAAACATTCTGGAAACCGGGATCCCCGAAGTATACCTAAGCGCAGGGGATTACCTAAAGCATGGTAAAAGCTTTGAAAAAGACCGTACCCAGATATTGACCGCCTACATGCAAAGAAAGAACCATGGGTATACCTATAGCTACCGAATATGGAAATGCGCCCGGAATACTTCACGATACATTCAGAGAATAATAAAGGCAGGTTTAGCCGAAGGGTTAGATGCTGGCAAACTTACAACAGCCATCGATTCGTATGTCCATGAAGGGGTGAAGACTATAGCGAAAAACTACCCCAATATGCTAGCCCGGATGGGGGGCAGGGTACCTGGGCAGGTAAACTATGAAGCTCTTAGGTTAGTCCGAACGGAATATTCCTATGCCTTCGCTGAGGGAACCAAAACAGGCGCACGGCTGAATCCGTATGTCATTGGCTTAGGGGTCCGTATGGCTAACACCCACCCCGAGAGTGATATATGTGACACCCTATCCACCCAGGATAAGTATGGTCTAGGTCCAGGAAACTACCCCGTTGAAAAAGCCCCGGAAATTCCCGCACACCCTAATTGTTTATGTACCCTTATTCCTCTTGTGGGGGATGTATGAGGCGGCCCGCGATTGAATATCATCCCCAAAGGATAGAGATAGAAAAGGACCTCATTGCCGGTCTTTCCATCCGTGTTATAGCTGATAAGTATGCCGTATCGAAATCGGCGGTACAACGTCATAGAGACAAGCTCCCCGATTTTGCCCAGCTTGCCGCTCAGCGTATCAGGGAACAACACAAGGAAACACCAACACTGGCGATATCGATTGCCGATGGTATAACACTGGAACAAGAAGAAGGGACGCGTCCCAATAAGGGGACGGTACAGAACGGAAAAATAGCGGATGAAGGGACAAAACGGGGCGAAGGTCCTACTAATTACGAGGAAGCCCGTCAAGAAGTCGCCGCTCATTCGGGACAATCCATCCTTGACCAGGTTATGGAATATAACAAGGAAGTCCGTGAAATCTTCAATCGGACCGTGGAGGAACGTCCAGCCCTAGCTCTGGCCGCAGTCCGTGAAGCGGTACGGCTCATGGAGCTACAGGGACGGCTATTAGGTGACCTTAAATCTGATACGGATGTAAAGATAGCTATCGTTCTACCTGAGGGGCTTAGAGATGCCAACCCTTACCGTTGACCTGAGCCTACTTCCTGCGATAACGAATGATGCCTATTTTCCGTATTATACAGAGGATAGCCGATTCTTTGTTATGATCGGGGGAGCGGGATCCGGGAAAAGTGTCTTCGCTGCTCAAAAGCTACTATTCCGCATAATAACAGAGCAAGGCCATAGATTCTTAGGATGTAGGAAATACGCCGCTTCTCTCCGAAGATCAGCGGTCCAACTTATCCTGGATAGCGCGGAGGCCTTCGGGATAACGAAATACATGGATTTTGTGAAGACAGATTTTAGTATTAAGTTCCCCCTTTTCCGTTCAGAAATCCTTTTCACCGGCCTAGACGATACCGAAAAACTTAAATCCATAACAGGGATAACAGGCGCATGGGTAGAGGAAGCTTCCGAGGCCGACCCTGGGGACCTAAAGGAACTAAACCGCCGTATCCGTGGTGTTACACCTGGTTATAAACAAATAATGCTTACAACCAATCCCGTTGCATCCGCCGTATGGATTAAGCGGGGATTTATCGATACAGGCAGAGCAACGGTATTGAAGACCACCTACCGAGACAATAGGTTCCTTGATCAGGAATACATAGACGAACTATTGACCGAAACTGACCCGTACCATCGGGCTGTATATACGGAAGGGGACTTTGCGGAGCTGAAAGGCTTAGTCTTTCCTAACGTTGTTTTCCGGCGGTTTAAATGTGTTGAAGCTGATTTCAGGGAAGTACTCACAGGTATGGACTTCGGCTTCAATGATCCGACCGCCGTCATAAAATGCGCCGTCCGGGATGGGGAGCTCTATATTCTTGACGAGTTCTACCAGAGAGGTTTGACAAACCGTGATTTGATCGGGGCTATGCGGGGGGTATTGGACCCAAGGCGGACCGTGGTTGCGGATTCGGCAGAGCCCGACAGGATAGCGGAATTCAATAGGGACGGGTTCCGCGTTGTGGGGGCTCGGAAGGGCAGGGATTCTATAAAGACCGGCTTGGACTTCCTCCGGAGGTTCAAGGCTATAAATATTGATCAACATATAACCCCGAACATTGCCCGCGAAATATCAGAATACCGATATGCCGAATCAAAGGACGGAATTGTTCAGGAACTACCCGTAGGGAAAAATGACCATACCCTAGATGCTTTACGTTATGCCGTTGAACCATTGTGGAAGACCCGAGAGGTCCGATCTTCGGCCAATGTTGCAAGCGCCCTGGGGATATATTAGGAGGCTTATCATGGCTATAAAACAGCTAAAACGACATAAAGCGGTATTAAAAACCGGGAATCGGTTGACCCTAGAACAGATTGCCGGATTCATTAGTAATACTGATATTCTCAGGTTCAAGGAGAATGATCGGTATGAACGGGGAGAGAATCCCAAGATAACCGATAGGCTCCCAGCTTCCCCTGGGGCTCCGGATACACGGGTCCGCGTTTCCTATGCTCGGAGCTTGGTTGATACGGTAACCGGCTATATGTTTAAACCGGGGCTTATCCGTTTCCAGGCTGCTGAGGATGAATATCAAAAAAGTTTAGACGATATTCTGAGGCGCAATAGATCGGACCTTACCACAGCCCGCCTAGGCCGTCATGCTGCTACTTTTGGGATATCGTATGAACTACACTATGCGGATCCCGTGGAAAAGATACCCCGGTTTTCTGTTGTGGATCCCTGGGAAATTGTCCCTATATGGAGCTATGACCTGGAACCCAGGCTTGTGGCTGCTATCCGTCATTATACCGTGGGGGAAGAAACCTATATTGATGTGTACTATCCTGATATCATCCAACATTTTACCAAAAAGGATGATGAGATATTAGGACGTTCAATCCCCGAAGAGAAACACTTCTATGGACGTGTTCCGCTTGTGGTATATTGGAATTCGGATGATGGAGGCGGTGATTTTGACCCGGTGAAGGATCTTATAGATGCCTATGACGTTCTATTATCCGATAGCCTGAATGAGTTTGACCGCTTTGCTTCGGCTTACCTGGTCCTTCGAGGCCTTGCTATCGATGATGAAAGCCTAGCGGATGCGAAACGTAAACGGGTCCTAGAGCTGTTGGACAATGGAGAGGCTTCATTCCTTACTAAGGATATACCGTCCGAATTCCTGACCTTCGCTTCTAAATGGATCCGCGATGAAATCCACAGGCAAGCGCATATTCCCGACCTAGTT